TGAGGAGGATAGGGTACTATCTACTTGGCGGATGGTGGTTCCCTGAGTCGTACCAGACTTGTAAACCCCGATTCCCTTCTGCTTCTGAGACTTATGTATCTTTCAACTGCTCAACTTCTCCATCAGGAACCTTACCCGTTACGTTCGCTATGTCATTTTGATTTCCTTCCTTTTTCCATTTTGTAAGTATATTATAACACAATCTGGAACAAATGTAAAGGAAAAAGTGCATTGAAGTTACTAATGAAATCAATGGCTTAGGAAAAAAGTTCAGTTTTTTTACACGTTAAAGTCTGAGAAGTCCCTTCTTTGAGTGACCAGTGCTTCACCTGTGGCGGTATTATCAAACACTGGAGTATCATCGGTCAATGTTTGAGCACTCTCTTCAACATCATATAGACGCATGCGAGACCTGTCAACACCGACTACGAACCTCTTCTTGTAAGTAGGATCATTATAGCGATTCTTAAGTTGTTTGACCATCATCTGACCCAGACGTTGTAGGTCTTCAGTAGAGATAAGTGCAAACATAAAATCAGCTGTGGCTGGCAAGCCAAATGATTCGGAAGTATCTTCCAATCCAACATCGGTATTCGAGTAACCTGAACGGGTTGTTTGAGTAGCCGAGAAGACTGGTACGTTAAACTCAACGGCCAAACCACGAAGTTCCTCGGCGATAGCCTTGACATAACTGTAGGAGTTGATTGCACCACCCAGACCTTTCATACGACTGGACGAACAGATGTTGAGGTAATCAATAAAGATAATGTCTGGTTCAAACTGCTTCTTGAGTTTGAGTTCATTCAATAAAGCCCTGAAGTGAGATGCATGAGCGGCACCGGTAGGATATTCCTTTACGATAAGTTTGCCGATATTACGTTTTGCAATCCTTGCAATCTTATCGTCAAACATCTTCTTTGATAAGCTTTCCAACTGGTCAATGGGCAAATTGAACAGGTTGGCATCAATACGTTCAGCGATTCTTTCCTCTGCCATTTCTAGAGTAATGTATAGAACATTCTTTCCTTGCATAAGAGAAGACGCAGCAACGTGACACATGAAGAGAGACTTACCAACACCGGTGCCGGCCAGTGCGATATTCAAAGTCTTGTTTGGAATACCACCTTTAGTGATGTCATTGAAGTTTTCAAGATCGAATGGGAGTCGATCTTCCACACGGTGGTAAAAATCAAATCGATCATCAGAGTTGTCAATATAATCATGACCAACATTGGTATCGAAGCTTACTGCCAATGCGTCAGACAATATTTCTGGTACGGCATTCTTCGTAAGACTTTGGTTCTTTCCATCAATAACGTTGATGGATTCCATGATGGCAAGATAGATAGCTCTATCCTGACACCACTTCTCTGTACTATTCAATAGCCATTCTTCGTTCACCGGTTCAGGTGTAAAGACGATATCGACTAGTCCAGATACTGTGTCAAGCGTGCCAGCAGTAGTCATATCAACTGTGATAGACTCCTTAGTTGGCAACTTGTTATATTTGTTAACAAAGGATACGATTTCGTTGAACAGCACTTTGTGTTCAGCTTCAAAGTATTCTTTCTTGAGGAAAGGAATAACCTTTCTTAGATAATCCTCATTTGAAAGGAGATTCCTCAGTATTGTTTGTTGTATGTTCGCTTCGATCATTAATTTTCGCTTTCCCATTTTCAAATGCATCTTCGATTACGTGTTGTAATACTGCACCTATATAATTTCTAAATTCATCAGACGTATTCAATTCGTCTTCAGTCCACTGGCCAGGATCAAGTATCTTATACCTGAAGTCGATACTTGCACTGTCTTCTTTTTCCCTGACTTTGATTTGCCCGTACATATATGTAACGCCAGGATATTCTGAATGCAGACGAACTGCCCAGTGATCGTCTGCTTCAGATTCTGCAAATGTGTAGTCTTCACTCGTTATCATTGGTGGTAACTTCATCTACGATAGAGGCATGGCCAATCTGATAACGTCTTTTGAGAAACTCTTTAAAGTCTGTATCTTCAAAGATTGGCTTCCAAAACTCTTCTTTTAGCGTATCTTTTTCTCGTACTTTCGGGTCAAGTAACTCTCCAGTTTCCTGGCTAACCCTGCAATACCAGCCATTAGACGGCTTAGAGACATATTGACCTTCGAGAGCAACATCAAGCAGACCAGACCACTTCTGTACTCCACCTTCCCAACTAACACTAATGGGAACTTTAGACTTTTCACGAACAAACCGCGACTTTTCGACATTAATAACAAAGTGATACCCCTTGATTTCTGTGCCTTGCTTATCCTGCTGGCGGCCAAGAATCCAGATGTTGTCAGCACTGTAGTAGATACCAGTACCACCTGAGACGATTGCTTTAGGGAACAAGCCAATCTCTTGATACGTGTGATTTACTGCCAGCATAGGAATGTTCTTCATAGTAAGATATGGTGTAACCATACGGAACAGACCTTTAAGTGCCTTTGCCCGCGACATATCAGCCACTGACTTTTCATTGATAGCATCTTCCAATTCCTTTTTAGATGCTAGGTTACCGATTGAATCAATAACAATTACAACCTTATCGTCACGTTCAATAGCTTCAAGCTGATTAACAACATCAAACTTTAGCTTTTCAACATCGGTGATTGGTGTATGTAGTACTCTTTCGGTATCGATACCAAAAGCTTCGAAGTATGATTGAGGTGAACCGAATTCACTATCATAAAACAGAAGCACGGCATCTGGGTGTTTCTTCATATAAGCACTAGCCATGATAAGTGCAAATGAAGTCTTAAAGTGCTTTGACGGGCCGGCAAGTACGGTAAGACCAGAAGTCAAACCACCATCGGCATCACCGGACAAAGCAACGTTAATCATTGGTACGTCGGTTGGTACCATATCGTTTTCTGTGAAGTACTTCGATTCAGAGAGAATGGCGGTCTCTTTGATCTTCGAGTTCTTCTTAAGTTTATCCATTACAGACATAAGCATATCCTTTTTCAATTGTGTACATATATTATATCATAAATTGGTCGAGTTGTACAGGCTTTTTTTCATAATTGATTGTTTTTGTTTTGTTATCTTGGATCACAAAATCAGAGTCAATCATCTGGTTATCTAACCTGCCTTCAATGAAAGCTTGTACTTCTTCGGCCATGTCTTGAGCTGTGGTTACTGGTACGTTCTGACAAATCATGTTTAGATTCTTGACACCACCTTGAAGGATAAAGTCATCTGGTAGTTTCATGATTGATAGACATTCACGGATAGTCAGGTAACGATCTTCATCTGGGTGTGTAAGTGAGCCAGGCATGTGACCCACAAATGCACCGATGTAATCCTTTGGAATCTCTGTAGTCTTACGCATGATATTACCACCACTCTCTAGTTTATGGTACATACGCATGCACTTACTTACCTGATTCTCATATCCTTTTTCAGCCATCCAGTCAGCTACTTTGTCGTATTTAGTATGTGCTTCGATCCAGTCATGTGGACCGGTACTCTTCTCGATCTTATCTTGGAACTGTGTATGTGTGATACCGCCCTCAATCTCTTCTAGCACATACTTATAGAGTGGGTTATCACTTGGTTTGTTCTTATTAACCAGCACGTTCATAGGATCGTCTTTATCAAGCTTGACACTACGAATAGTGTCTTCAATACGTTCGTAATCTCTACGAATGTAAGATAGTCTTGGAATCTTATCTCCTTTCCAGAAGAAATAGAAAGTCCTATCTCTTACCTGACTCAGTCCATGAAGTATAGACTTCGTTTTATAGATGCTAAAAGTGTATCCATTTTCTCTACCAATTCTTCGAAGTTCTTCGACAATCGGCTCTCCCATTTTGCTTGCCAGTCTAGGAGCGTTTTCGCCCCAGAAAACTTTAGGTTGGATATTCCCCAAGACATGACGTGCGGTAGCCAGCATCCAATCATTATTAGCATTAGTAGAAGATGCTGAAGGAGAGAGACTACTAAGACCAGCACAAGGGCACACAGTGTTAATAGACTCGACAACAGGAAGAGAAGATGGCATATCACCGTCCAGGTGATAGTACGGAACTTGTTTATCATAATACTCCACTAGTTGATTATCGTTAGCTTCAAAGGCTGAGTAACTTAGAATGTACTCAGGTCTTTGGCCAACTACGTTTTGCATTGCAATAGTCTCACCACCAATAAGTGGTACAATACTCGCGAAACTCATACGAAGAAATCCTCCAAGCTAGCAGTCGTTTGTTCTACACCTGTCCAATGAGGATAGGCTTCTCGTGATAGATGGATTGACTGCGGCTTTTCCATATAATCAAAATCAAGTTGACCATTCTTATTAGTAAGACCATCAACCCAGCGAATGATCTTCGCTCGAGTTGCTTTCTTTTCTAATTGTTCTCTAAATACCAAGCGGCATTCATTACGTTCTTCCCATGAACCCCAGAAAGGTCTGTCCTTGTAGTAACCTGACTTGGGCAGTTTACGAGATTCGTCTTCAATAGGTAACAATTCATAAATGGCGACGTCTTCAATAGGTAATGATTCAACTGCTGTTATATATCTATCTGCTAAAG